GACTTCTACGGCACAGCTGTGACCATTCCTGGTCGCGCACTGATGACCGAAGATGAGTTCTTCAAGGGTGTGCTGTACCGCATGGAGCTCAACACCCAGATCACCCGCCGTGGCAAGACCGTCTACCGCGAAGGCGTCGAGGCTGGCTTGTCTGAGACAGACGCCATGGCCAAGGCATCGCTTGAGATTGAGGGCTTGTTCCAGAACCCACCGCGTGATCTGGACGAAGCAGCCATGTTGTTTGCGCAGAAAGGCACGTTCACTGCTGAGCTGCCCCCTGCATTGAAAAATTTGCAAGAGGTGTTCAATCACCCAGCGCTCAAGGTGGTGGTGCCGTTCTTCAAGACACCGGCCAACATTGGCTTGCAAGTGATTGAGCGCACACCGTTTGCACCGCTGTCTTCGCAGTGGCGTGAAGAGCTGGCCAAGGGCGGCATCTACCGCGACATGGCCCTGGCCAAGGTCACGCTTGGATCAGCAGTCCTGGCTACCTACGCGGCTCTGTCTGCAGAGGGTCACATCACTGGCCGTGGCCCAGAGCGCAAGGCAGACCGCGAGGCCCTGATGCGCGACGGCTGGATGCCCTACTCCATCAAGGTTGGCGACACTTACTACAGCTACCAGGGCATGGAGCCAGTCTCAGCGCTGATGGCCATCGCTGCCGATTACGCTGAGTATGCTAAGCATGAGCCCGATGCCAGCAAAGTGGAAGAGGTGTTCCTGGGCGCGACGTATGGCTTGTATGAATACCTCAAAGAGCAGCCCTATTTGCAGGGTATTGCTGACGTGGCCAAGCTGATTGGCACCAACCAGCAAGGCGCTGTTGACGGCAAGAAGGTTGTTGACGGCCTGGTCAAACAGTTTGGCGGGTTCGTCATTGGCGGCTCACCAGCTGGCGTTTACAGCTCCCTGGTCGCTGGTATCTCACGTCTGTCTGACCCAACCAGGAAAGACACACGCGCCGACCCCGAGCTGCCCATGGGTGTGCGCGGGTTTGTCGAGGCGTTCAACAAATACAAGTCACGCCTGCCCTACTTCAACTCCGATCTGCCAGAGGCATTGAACCTGTGGGGTGACCCGGTGCTGACATCGCGTGGCAACCCCATGGAGCTGGTGCTGCCGACCCGCGTCAGCCCTGCTCAGTTCAGCCTGGTTGACGACGCCCTGGTGCGCATTGGCTCACCCGTTGGCATGCCCGACAAGAAGGTCGATGGCGTTGAGATGACGGCTGAGCAGTACAACCGGCTGCTGACAATCTACGGCAAAGAGCTGCCATCCAAGCAAGGCATCATGGACGTGATGATGTCCCCAGGGTTTACCCTTCTGTCATTGGATGACCAGCAAAAAACCGTGCAGTCGGTTCACAGCAAATACATGCAAGCAGCTCAAAGCCAACTCAAGCAAGAAGACCCTGCACTGCAGGCGCGGATCGCTGAGCTGCAAGAGCTGCGCAAGGCCAATGGCCTCTACTACAAACCTTAGAAAAACCGTACAATTTCCATTAGGAAGGATTGAGTTATGCCGATTCCAATTTCAAATGTAACCCGTCGAGTTGTATACGCAGCCAGTGGCACTGGCCCGTATGCGTTCACCTTTGAGATTCTGGCGAACACTGACATCGCCGTCTACAGGGACGACACGCTGCTGACGCTGACCACCGACTACACGGTGACCATTGCAGCAAACGGCACCGGCTCAATCACCCTGGTGGCCACACCCACTGGTGCGACACAGATTGCCATTGTTGGCAACCGCACCATCCAGCGCACTACAGACTTTGTGACTGGTGGCGACTTCTTTGCCAACACGGTCAACGATGAGATGGATCAGCAGACCATCTTTGCGCAGCAGAATGCCGAGGGTTTGCAGCGTGCATTGAGCGCACCGCAGACTGACCCTACTACCATCAACATGACATTGCCCCGTGCATCTGTGCGAGCTAGCAAGGTGCTGTCGTTTGATGCAACTGGCAACCCTGCAGCCACAGAGTTTATTGGATCTAACCGCGGCAACTGGGCAAGCGGCACGCTGTATTACGTCCGAGACATCATCAAGGACACAACCAACAGCAACATTTGGCAATGTATTGTCCAGCACACATCATCTGGCTCACAACCCATTGGCACCAACGCTGATGCTGCCAAGTGGACGCTGCTGGTGGATGCCGCAGCTGCTGCCACAAGCGCAACCAACGCAGCCGCATCTGCCTCAGCTGCTGCCACCAGTGCATCAAACGCTTCTACGTCTGCAACTGCTGCATCTGGCTCAGCCAGTACAGCAAGCACCCAGGCAAGCAACGCTTCGACCTCTGCCAGCAATGCTGCAAGTTCTGCCAGCGCTGCATCGAGTTCAGCTAGTACGGCTAGCACAGCAGCCACAAACGCTGGCAACAGCGCAACAGCTGCTGCAACAAGTGCAACAAATGCAAGCAACAGCGCAACCTCGGCCAGCACCTCGGCCAGCAACGCAAGCAGCTCAGCATCGGCAGCCAGCACGTCTGAATCCAATGCAAGCACATCTGCGACTAATGCTGCCAACTCAGCAAGCACTGCTACCACCCAGGCGACCAATGCGTCAACCAGCGCAGGCACAGCCACCACGCAGGCAACAAACGCTGCCAGCTCTGCTACCGCAGCCGCTGCTTCTGCTGCTGCCGCTGCTGCCAGCTTTGATGCATTTGATGACATCTATCTGGGTGCCAAAGCAAGCGACCCTAGCGTAGACAATGATGGCAATGCCCTGACCACTGGCGACCAGTATTTCAATACTGTGGCTAATGAACTGCGCGTATGGAATGGTTCGGCCTGGCAAACTGCATCTACTGTTGGCGGCACGGTAACAAGCATCAATGTGACTGGTGCAACAACTCTTGCGCAGAACCCAACATTGTCTGCTGGCACAGCAAACGGAGTTACTTACCTAAACGGCTCTAAGGTCGTTACAAGTGGCTCTGCATTGACATTTGATGGTGCAATCCTTGGTGTCAACGGAGTTTCTGTTGGTCGTGGTGCTGGTGCTGTGTCTACCAATACTGCTGTTGGTGCTAGTGCTTTGGCGGCTAATACGACTGGAGCAAATAATACAGCTGTTGGTGAAACTGCTTTAGATGTCAACACATCAGGGTCATTAAATGTTGCTGTTGGCGCAAATACTCTTGGTGCAAACACTACTGGAAGTGAAAATTCCGCAATCGGTGTGTCTGCATTGGCATTTAATACAACAGGCGCAAACAATACTGCTTTAGGTAGACAAGCACTTAACCAAAACACAACAGCATCAGACAACACCGCTGTAGGTTATCAATCTCTGTACTCAAACACTACTGGAGCATTTAACACAGCTATTGGTGGCAAGGTAACAGGGTATTCAAACCCCACCATGTATTCCAATACTACTGGTTCTAGTAATGCCGCAGTAGGTGCGGGTGCTCTTACATCCAATACAACTGGAAATAACAATGCCGCTTTTGGTATGGATGCCTTGCGGGGGAACACCACAGCATCTAACAACACTGCTGTAGGTTATCAGGCGGGGTATAGCAATACAACAAACTCTCGTAGTACATATATTGGTAACGTTGCTGGTTACACTGCTACAGGAGAAAGCAACACCGCTGTTGGCTCTCATGCTGGTTTCTACATGACAACTGGAAACAACAATACGCTTATTGGTGGGCGTTCGGCTACAGGCTCAAATTCAGGCGCTGGTTTTAACTTAACAACTGGAACGTATAACAACTTCTTTGGTAGTTCTGCTGGTGGCGAAGTTACAACTGGCTCTAAAAACACCATCATTGGTAACTACACAGGCAACCAAGGTGGCCTAGACATTCGCACAGCAAACAACTACATCGTGCTATCTGATGGGGATGGGTATCCACGACAAATAATAGACTCATCTGGTAATTTGCTAGTGGGTAAGACAACTACAGCCGATAATGCTGCTGGCGTTAAAATTACTCAAGGTGGTTTAATAGTTGTTGGTCGTGTAAATGCTGATCCGCTTGCCACTATTCGGTTTGATACAAATGGAGATATTGTTACCTTTTACCGAGGAACGTCTGGTGTGTCAACTACGCAGGTTGGCTCTGTATCTGTAACTACTACAGCAACAGCCTACAACACTTCATCCGACTATCGCCTGAAAAACTCTATTGCACCAATGACGGGTGCATTGGCTAAAGTTGCTCAACTTAAACCAGTCACTTATAAGTGGAATGTAGACGGCTCTGATGGTCAGGGTTTTATTGCTCACGAATTGCAACAAGTTTGCCCTGATGCTGTAACTGGTACAAAGAATGCTGTTGACGAAGAAGGAAAGCCTAAGTATCAAAGTATTGATGTTTCATTCTTGGTAGCAACTCTCACAGCGGCAATCCAAGAGCAACAAGCAATCATTGAATCACTCAAGGCTCGCTTGGATGCCGCTAACCTGTAAGGAAAACATCATGGAAAACATTGAAATTACCGCAGAACAAATTGCACAGCACTACTCTGCTGCAATGGACAGCGTGGCTCTGATTCAAGCAGGACAACCTGAAGGCATGGAAGACTCTGAGTGGGCTGACTGTGTTGCTCGTAACAAAGAGCATCTAGTCATTATGTTGGCTAAAGACTTCTGGACAACAGAAGACCTAACAGCTATTCGTGCAGCATCAGTATAAGCAATAAGGCCATAACATGGAACAGCACACCGCAGAAGCCGCATCAGCAATAGCTGGTAAAGCATCGTCTGTAGCTACTTATGGTGGGGCTACAAGTGCTATCTTTTTTGGTTTAACAGCCAATGAGTTTGGTGCGCTTTGCGGTGTTGCAATCGGTTTTATTGGTCTGGTGGCTAATATCTGGTTTAAGTATCAACATCTACAAGTTGCCAAAAAAGAGGCAGGATTGAAATGAGTTGGGTGCTTGTACTGGCATTAAAAGCTGAGTACAGGTGCGTAAAGTGGACATGGACAGGTGATGTGTACAACCGCAAAGTAGTATGCCTTGAATGGCAAAAGGTTGAGAGAAAGTGATTGACCCTGTAACAGCATTGGAGGGACTGCAAAGCGCAATAGCAGTTGTAAAAAAAGCCGCCAAAATTGCAAATGA